GACCAAGACCTTGACGTTATCCGTATTGACCTACCTTCTCTAACCAAGTGGTACGAGCAATACACGGGTGTAAAAAGGTCATGGGAAGAGTGTATCAAACTCATTGACGGCTACGGTCTTCCACCAAGCCAACAGAAGTTCAAACGAACCGTTATGCCTGAAAAGATCAAAATGCTTTACGCGGTGGTCTTTCAGAAAAAGGCGGCACAAACGTCCACGTACAAGACTGAGGCAGACGTAACGCACGAGGACTTGTACGAGGAACTAGCGATGAATCAGAAGTATTACGCTGAGGAAATCACTTGGATAAAGCGGGAAATAAGAAGAAGATATATCGGGTATTGGTGCTTTATCAATGGTAAACCGACCTATCTAAACGGGGCAAACTACTTCTTTTTGAACTATTGGAAAATCAAAAATCAGGGCAAGAACGATAATTATCCTGATTACAGAGATTACCAAAGGAGAATGTTTCATGTTCTCTATTACGCCTACACGACAACAGACGCATTTTTCCGTCACCGTATCGCTTACAGAAAAGACGGGGAAACGCATATTACACATAGAAACTCCGACCCTCAGACCGTGCGGGAAGAGTTCGACGAAATGAACGTTCCGTATTTTCCTGAGTGGGACGTAAACGTAACAGTTAAGACTGACAAGAGAACAATCCACGGGATAAATTTTGTATCGGGACGACGTATCGCAAAAACGGCAATTTCTTGTTGTTTCTGTACGTGGGGAACACTGAATATGCCCGACCAGACTTTCGTTATCCAAGCGATGAACGAAGACCATGCAAGGGACAAGGTGTTTGTTAAGCAGATTCAGATGCCTGTTTCCAAACTGCCTTTTTTCTTTCTGCCTTATTACAAGGGAAGGATTGAAGCTGTTTCTTCGGGGCTAAGGTTTCAGTATGAAGGCCATTTGGTTAACGCTTCAAGGGCGGGGCTTATCCCCGAACAGATGGAGTGCTTCATAACCCCGATGGCTTCTACGGAAAAGGCGGCAGATGGAGAGGCTGAGATAGCGTTTGTCTACCGCGACGAGCCGGGAAAGAAGACCGATGAAAAAGCGGCAGATCAAAACATTATAGCATGGTGGTTTAATACTATGAAACCCGCTATTGAACGCGGGGAGCATATCAGAGGATTTACGATTCTCCCGACCACGGTGGGTAATATGAAAACAGGTGGCGGTTCTCAGTTTTTGGAACTTGCGGATAATTCTCATTTTAGCGATAGAAACGACAATGGGCGTACTGACTCAGGACTCATAAACGTATTCTTGGACGGTGCTTATGCTGTTGAAGGATTCATTGACGAGTTCGGGATGAGTATTGTAGATGATCCTGAGGAACCTGTGTTGACCAACGAAGGAAAGTACATAACGATTGGTGCAAGGACTTATTTAAAGAATCAGATAGACTCTTTAACGAGGAAAAGAGATTGGAAAAATCTAACCAAGTTACAACAGAACTTCCCTCAGTCATGGCGGGATGCCTTCGCCCTTGTTCCTGAGGATATGGGTTTGCCTATTGACAGAATGAGAGATAGGATAAGCGAGTTAAAGTTTGATCGCAAGTACGCCAATATCCAAAGAAAAATATCATTGACGTGGAAGGCGGGTTTTGGCAGCGAGGTAGAGGTTGTAGACGACCCTTCCGGCCCGTGGGTAATGACCTACCTTCCACCTGTTGAGATAAGGAACCGAAAGACGGTAGTAGACTCAGACGACGGGTATATACCCCCTGCTAACGGGCCTATCTATGCCCCTGACCCCTCGGTGGCGGGGAGATTCTTCCTTTGTGCTGACCCCGTAAAGTTCCATAAAAGAAATACAGCGGGCAAAAAGAAGTCTAATGCTTCTGCTGCTATGTTTTACATTCGGGACAGACAAGTAGACCCCGACAACAAACCACGAGAAGAGTGGGTAAGTCAGGACTGGACGATGATCTACAACGAGAAGGTAGAGGATAAAGAGTCTTATCACGAAGAATGGCTAAAGGCTTGTATTCTTTGTAACTCTTATCTGTATCCCGAATGGCCCGATGCTGAGGCTGTTGTAGAGTATTTCCGTTCTAAGGGATATGACGGCTATCTTTTAAGAGATATGGGCATAGACGGGAAGATAGACCAAAGGCCGGGGGTTTGGGCTTCTGATGCAACGAAAAACGAAATGTTAGGGGACATAATGACTTTCTTCTCTAACAACGTAAGATATGTAAAGATATGGCAGATCATTGAAGAATGGACTCAGATGCGAGGCGTGGATGATTTGACCAACCATGACCTTTGTGCTTCTACGGGTTGGTGTATGAGGGCGATAAGAAGTAGACTGCCTGAGTTATGGCGGGAACTTCATGCCCCTGTTGAGATTAGTGGACGTGGATTTATGACATTTGACGCATAGAAAATACGTTTTTTGGTTGTGTGGTTATACCGAAAAATGTTCAGGTTAAGTCTGAAAAGCCTCTTAAAGAAGGGGCTTTTCGCTTTTTTTAACTTGACAAAGACGGTGGTATTCAGTAAATTTGCCTACCAATTTTTTTGGTAAAAATAACTCAAATGTGTAACAAGCCCGCTTTGGTTATTTTTTATGATAAGGCTTTTTTATTTTAATTATGGGACTATTTATTGTTTTTTTATTGTTTGCGGTGATCGACCCTTTGGGGTATGCGATTGCAAGAAAAAATGGACTGCCAAAGGCGACGGGGTGGAAAATGGTAATACCGTTTTGTTGGGTATTTGCTAAATGACATACGAATATCGTGTGTGCGCATATTTTTTTTTATTTTACAAACAACAACATGAAAAACAAGATCAAGACTTTGTTTATAGCCCTGTCACCGCACTTCGCGGCATTTCAGCACCCTTTGTTTTTAAAGGTCGTCAACGAAGTGTTTTGGGGTATAAAATTGTGGATGCTCACATCGGTTGTTCCTATTGCCATGACAGTAATATATGTGTTTTACAAGATTCTTGGGATGCTCGCGGACGTTCCTGTGACCAAACTAATTCAGTTTTGGAAGGACTACTATTTAACGGGGAGTTTGTGGGGCTTGGACGCGTGGAGAGTTCACTTGGGTATTTTGTTCCTTACCACTTTGTATTCATTTTTTCACGTAGACGAATGAGTTACACTTCATATCTTGCGAAAAAGATTGACGGGTTTGACCCGTTTCAAAAGCTAGAAGTCTATATGCACTACTACATAACCATGCTTGCATTAAAGCATGACTTTGAGGTAGTGGATAAAAGAGGTAAAAACTACCCGAAGGGGTACAGTGCTGCTGACAAAGACTATTTGGGTATCGGTTTTTACTTTTTGTGGAAGGATGAAAAGATTTTAGACTTTGACGACTTTGTGTCTGAGTCTAATCTTGTGGTTAGGGACTATGGGCCGGACTGGGAGAAAAACGGCTTTGCTCAAAGGTCTTGGGTAGAAACGCGGGGGATATACGATTGGTATTGGAAGCACGAAAGGGAATTTAATTTTTAACCAACAACTTAAAAAATTTCACTTTTTTCTTGCGTAAGTAAAAACATTGTTGTATATTTGCAGCAAGAACGAAATCCACTCGTTGATAAAAGTGCCTTATGAACGAGTGGAAAAACTTAAAAAAGTTTATTTACCGCATTGCGTAGTTGGCACTTAACTACGCGATGAAACTAAAATAAGTTTTGGCCCTATAAGTAAAGTCTTTAGGGCTTTTTCGTTCTCTTAAACCACGAGAACAGCCATGAGGAGTCTTAATACTGTTTGTTCTCCGCGCCGTAGGTGACATAGAACTCGGCAAATCAAAGATATAAGTCATGTTAAAATAAGCCAGTAGAAGTTCGCCTTTGAGGACTCTTTTACGTGGAGATCACAATACGACAAATAAATCCTGCTCTGTGCAACCTCACAACAGGTCGTTAAAACAAGGAAGTTGTATTGGCCGTCGCGGTAAGCGGGGAGTTTAATATGAGAGCTGACCGAAATCACTATTCAGTCATGGGCCGATAAATCCTTTTTAACGGTAAAGGAGATTCTATACACTAATCAAAACTTTTTAACATTTATTTGTATTTAACAAAAGTTTGTTTTACTTTTGTCGGCGATGTTTACATTGCCGCTTTTATCAGGTGGTTTTGCTTTTCCCGAAGACAATGTATCTGAGGCAGAAAAGGCTAAACCCGATTTTGGCCTAGCAGCCGCTAGAGCCTTGTATTCGCGTTTCTGTCGAAGCGGAACATTTTACAACTATTCAAGTTGGAGTTCATTGTACGAGATACGTGCCTACGGGGACGGTATTCAAAGCAATGAGAGATATAAAAACTGGTTTACCAACGGTTCGCCTATCGGGGCAGCGGGGGCGACTAATCAAGCTAATCAGGAAATCGGCAAGATGCTCAACCCTATGTTTAGGAAGGCATTTGCAAATGTTTCTTACGATATTTTCAGTCCTATGGCTAAACTGAGCAACGTTCTGTTGTCGGTTTTAAGCGATAATGACTATAAATTAGAGTGTTCGTTTTTGGACAAGAACACCACCTCTGAGAAGAAAAAGAAGAAAGCGGAAATTTACGTAAAAGGCAAGTACATGAATCAGGCAGCGCGGCAACTTGGGCTACCTGAATTTTCTGTTCCTTTTGTTCCTCAGTCACCTACTCAAATGGACATGGCTGAAAGGCTAGGGTTCTTTAAGGTGAAAAAAGAAGTGGCCCTAGAAAAACTTGCCCGCGTAGGGTTTGACTTTTCTAAGTGGTCAGATCAAAGACGCACTATCAACCGTGACGCAATAAACTTTCATTTTCGTTGTGTTAAACTCTACACTTGCCCTACTACGGGTATTGTGAAGTTTAAGTATGTAGACCCTGCAAGGCTTGTCATGCTTTGGAATGAGGACAACGAAAGTCAACCTGCGGCTATTGGCAATATCGAAGTAAAGACCGTTCAAGAAATATACCCACAACTCAAAGAGGCGGGATATAACGATGAACAGATCATGGGTCTTGCCAAGCAGTATTTGACGTTCCAAGACACGGGAATGTACACACAGCCGTGGATTTTCGAGCGTAAAGACAAGACTACTAACCGTTGGCTTTGGATGGACTTCAAAGTTTACGTAATGGAGTTTGAGTATTTGTCTACGGACTATACTCGTTACGCTTCGCGGGAAATCAAAGGTAAAAAATCGTATGAAAAAGTTCAGGACGTAGGTGCTTTTACAAAAAAGAACGCGGATGCTGAAATGGACGAATACGGTCTAACCACGTTGTATCAAGGTTCTTATATCGTATCGGGCAACGGATTTGATATGCTTTATGGATGGAAGAAGAAACCTAATCAGTACCATAAGGGCTTGTGCGCTCAGAGTTCGTATGTATTTGATCGCATTTTGGGTGCGAGTCCGACACAGCGGGTTATGGGTCTTTTGGACGACCTTATGATGGCTATGCTCAAACTCCGCGCTGCGGTATGGGCGGCAGCACCGAAAGGTTATACGATAGATATTGGCGACGGTGCTAATATCAAGATCGGTGGAACTGAATATGACTTGTTTGATTTGGTTCACGTGCACCGTCAGAATGGTATCAGAGTTGTGGCAACCAAGTTCAATGCCGCGACCGGAAAATACGTAGCTAAACCACTAGAAGAAAACGATAACGGTTTAGGGCCGCAGGGCAGAGAATGGATAGAGCAAATTGCTAATATCCAAAACATGATTAAAGATACTTTGGGTATTCCTGATGCTATGGCGGCTTCTCCCGACCAAAGTGCCGAAAGGCTTGTTGGTGTTATGGAGGGTGACTACATCGCGGGAAATCATGCTAATTGGCAACTGCGCGATAGCGAAAGAGAGTTTAAAAGAAAGATTGGTGAAGCTATCATTCACCAAGCACGCATCAATATTCTTTATGACGACAAAGCAAAAGAATCCTACGAAGGAATAATCGGGGAAGAGTTTGTAAAGTGCGTAGAGGAAATGAACGAACTGAGTTTGGAACAACTTGGAATAGTCTGCAAAACACTTCCTAATCAGAAAGAGAAGGATATGATAATGATGCGGGCTATTGAAATGAGTAAAATAGCAACTCGTGACGGTGGTGTAATCCTTACCCCTTCAAGTGTGGAAAGGGTTTATCAGCTTTTGAAAAACGACGACGTAGACGAGGCTATATGGTTTATGGCTCAGGAAGAGATGAACGCAAGGGATCGTGAGGCTAAACAGGCAGAAGCGATGGCTCAGATGAATATTCAGGGTCAACAGCAGAGTGCTATGGTGGCTGAGGCGGCAAAACGGGAAACTAAGCAAATGGAAATTCAGATGGACATTGCTAAGGAACGTGAACTTGCTAACATTGAAATTCAGAAGGAGTTCCAACTGCAAAAGATGAAAAACGACGGTGCTTATGAACTTCAACTTTTGAAGGGTCAACAGGCACTAGACGAGATAGAAAAAGAAGCCAAGCTAGAGGCGGCTTTTGGAAACGAAATAACGGGAAGAGTATAAAAACAAAGAGAGATGGAAGAGAACGAAAATGTACAGGTTGAAGAAACCGTAAATGCCGAAACGGTAGAGACTACGCAGGAAGTTGTAGAAACCCCTGCGTTTTGGGCTGTTGATTACGGTTATGAGAACGAGGATGCTTTGAAGGGGGATTTTGAAAATCTTATTTCCTTGAAGCAGAAAGCGGAAGAACTCGCGGCAAAAGAGGCCGAGTTCAATAGCAAGTTTGAAATATTGAAAGAAGCGGAAAATCCGTTTGAAGGTGCTGAGGAAGCAGCAAAGATTATCGCGTTTAACAAGAAAGGTATTCCAACCAAGTTGGCTACCGAAATCATGGACGTAACGCGGGAAAGTATGCAGGCTGATCCCGTGAACGCACTTGTTCTTGCGGAGGCTATCAAGAACCCTGTTAAGTTCAAAGAAATGGGCCGAAAGGGTATCGAAGAAGCAATAAGAGAAAAGTACGGTATCGAAGAAGGGGAATACACCCCAAGTTCGCTTCTTAAAAGTGACGCTTTTGATGCCGTTATGCTTGTTGAGAAAACAAGAAATGAAGTTTCCGAGGTGCAGAATCCTTTTAAGGTAGCACAGGAAGCTAAGGTGAATGAATTTAAAGTATTTGAGCAGAGGCAAGCCAACGCTTTGAAGCACGTGAACGAGTTCGCGGCAAAAGTGAAGGAAGTGCCTTATGAATTTGACGGAAAGAAAGTCTCCTTGCAAGTATCGAAGGCAGACCTTGACGCGGTATTCAGTTCAAGTGCTATGAATTATATCGGACGTGCTTTTGACACATCTACCAAAGAAGGAAAAAAGGCAGCAGAGGATTGGGTGACTAGCCAAGTATTAAGTCATAAGTTTCAGACTGGGGAAGTTGGCAAGAAGATTCTCGAAACTTTTGGTGCTGAGGTGAAGAAAGAAGTAGTCCGTGAAGTCCACAATGGTCAGCCAGTAGTGCCGGATCGTAGTGGCAAGAAATCGGGAAATGAGGCTCCGGTTTCACGCTTTGCAAAAGATTTGGAGCGTAAAAAACAGTCTCAGCAACAATTTTAAAGCTAAAGAAAAATGGCAAATTTGATTCCCCAGT